GAACAAGGGGCAGATCCGGCTGCTGGCCGTCCACCCCAAGTCCGCCGGCCACGGGCTGAACCTTCAGTACGGCGGCAACAAGATGGTGTTCCTGTCGCTGCCGTGGTCGCTGGAACTGTACGAGCAGACGGTCGGCCGCATCCATCGCGGGGGCCAAGACAAGGACGTGTGGGTTTACGTGATGCTGACCAACAAGACGATAGACGAGCGCATCTGGGCCGCCTTGGCGGACAAACGCGCGATTTCCGACATAGCTTTAGGGGAGTTAAAGGGGTGACCCATACGATAGAGATATGGCAGTTTGGGCAGAAAGTTTGCATCGTTCAAGCGCATTCACTAGCGGAAGCGTTACGTCATACGACAGAATATGTAGCGCATCACGAAAAGAACGGCGCGATTAAACTTAAGATTAAACGTTCAAGAAAGGCAATGTAACGATGCACCTCAATTGGTTTAATTTGAATGCCGTGCTGCCCAAGCGCAACGAACAGCAGGTGCTGGCAATGCTGGACGAAGAGGTCAAGGTCCACAAGCGGCCCACCTTCGTCGTCCGCATCCACCAGCGCTACACCATGCTGCGGGCGCAGCGGGAGCGTCAGGAACTGTTGGAGAGGATCAAGCAATGAACTCGTTTTTTCTGTACCTGTTTTACGTGGCCGGGGTCGGTTTCATTTTGGGGATGCTGGCCGGATGGGCGCTGTTATGAACATTCCCCGCCGCTGCGCTGGAGGCGCGGGATGAGTGACATTGTGGAGAGGCTGCGGGATGCCGACACAACGCGCCGCATCGGGGAAAGCTACGCCGACACGCATGAACGCCGTCAACGTGACCGTAACGAAGCCGCCGCCGAGATCGAACGTCTGCGAGCAGTCATGAAGACCGCCATCCGCCAGTTTGAGGACGGCAACCGCCTTGAATGCCACCGCACGCTTTGCACGGTACTCTACGGAAAGCAGCACTAGAGGAACGCACATGAACCGCGCGGAATTGATTGCGGCGGCTATCCAGCACGTCAAGACTATGGGGCCAAACTCTTACGAGGAGTGGGTCGGGGTCATCATCGACTTCACTTGCAGCGCTTGCGGAACGGGTCCCACTCGCCACCCCGGCGAACGCAGTCCTGATACGCCTTCTCTTCTTCCGCTGTCATGCGTTTGGCCAGATGAGGAAGAAGGTTCTTGAACACGGCGACGCCCAGACCGACCCAGAAGGTCGGCCGTCGCGCCACCAGATAGCCGCCAGCGCCGACGCCGACCAGCAGCGCGGCGATAGCGGCGATCTCCAGCCAGGTCATACCTTGGGCTGGTTCGGGACCATGTAGGTGACGACGGCGGTCAGGACCGCGCCGAGGATGACCGACACGCTGTCGATCAGGCTGGGCGTGACCCAGCCGGTCGAGATGCCGAACAGGCCGATGAGGGCCACAAGGCTGGTGATGAAGGCAGCTACGGCCTTATGTGCAGTCATGTTATTCACTCCGGGGTTAAAAACAGTTTGCGTTCAGCCTCACGGCGGCGGGTCAGTCCCGCCAACGCGCGACCATGAACCTTGTTCCACAACAGGAACGCCTCGGCGGCGCCCTTGACGTCGCCCGCGTTCAGGCGCCGCACAACCGACGAGCCTGCAAAGTTGCCGGGGCCGATGTTGTAGCAGAGGCTGACCATTGCGGAGAACTGGTTGGGCGTCGGCTTGACGGTGACGGCCTTATCGACCGCCTGCTCGTACTTGCCCAAGTCGCGGGCCAGTATCTTCTCGGCCTCGGCGGCCGTGATCGTCATGCCCGCCTTGACAACGGGAGCACCGGCTGCCGACGTGTGGCCGTAGCCGATGGTGTCCACGCCCGCGCTGCACTTGTACGTTTTCAGGCGAAGGCCCTCAAAGCTCTTGATCAAGTCCAGACCTGCGGCGTTGACTTTCACGACTTGTCGGCCTTCTCGTTGACGCGGTCGAAGAGACTGTTCAGCGTGCGGTCCACCTGGGCGAAGCCGGTACGGATGTCGTTCTTGATGTCCGCAACGGCCGACTTGAAGTCATCCTTCTGAACGTAGTTCATCGGGATCTTCCGCACGTCTTCGTCGAGACGGTCCAGACTGTGGTACACCCGGCTCAAGACCCACCCTCCCGTAACACTGACAGCCCCCACTGCGAGGTTGAAAAGCACCTGGTAGTCCACCGTGTCACCTCGACATCGCGTTGCGGTTTTCTTCCGTCATTGTGTTCGGCGCGGTGACGACAGGCGCCCGCTTGACAATACGCGACACAGGGCCACCCGGACGCCGTGTAGGGGCCGATCCAGCGCGACGGCCAGACCGCGCCATGGCTGTCTCCAGCGCGGCGGCGGCCCGGTCGGCGTCCAGAAACTCCGACGCAATCTCCAACGCCAGCTTCTCGTTGACTTTGCCTTCCAGCCGGCGGACGATTTCGTTGGCGATGGTGGCCAGACGGTTCAGCAACGGCGGCAGTGTTGCCTTCCCGGCGGGCTCGCGCAGTTTAGGCGCCGCCTCGCTGCCTAGCTGCGCCAGTTCCTTGACGCGCGCGTCGCGGGACAGGTCCATCAGCACGGCATCAACGCTGGCCTTCTGCGTTGGAGATAACACCTCGGTCAGCTCTTTGTAGCGCGGTTGCCCACTAAGCGCCCGCTTGATAGTCTGCGGGGCTTCCCGCACCGCTTGCGCGAACACGCCAGCCCGCTGGGTGCCTTCAGGCACGGGGCTTTCCAGTTTCTCGCGCAGGAACTTGCCGACGTCCATCTGGTTGATGGGTTTGGAGCCTTTACGAAAAGCCGTTTGCGCCTGCTTCATGGCAGGAATGGCTTTAACAATCTGGTCTTTAATAGTGGTCAATTGACCTTTAATATTTTTGTTCTCTTCTTTGCCTATCGCCGTTTTGATGCCGTCTAAGGCCGACGAGATTTCCTTGGCGTTAACGCGCGCGTTGCCATACTCATCCGTCAACCCCTTACCAATCCGACGCAACTCAGCGAGCAATTCAGGATTGCCGGGGTTCTCGTCGATAAGTTTTTCTAGGTAAGCAAGTGTCGGCGTAACATCGACAACATTTCCGGCTTTTTCCGCGCGAAGATAAAGCGGTTCCGATGTACGCTCTCTGGCTTTTACTGCCGTTTTACGGGCTTGCGGCGTCTGCTCGATCTTCTTCAGTTCACCGACGCGCCCGGCTTCCTGCACGTCCCGCCGCACAATCGCTTCGGTCGGCTGGATCTTCGCGGCCTGCTCGCCTACGGCGGCCACACGCGGCAGACCCACGTCGGCGGTCGCCTGCGCAAAGGTCGGACGCACGCCGGGGATGATCTCGGCTTGCGGTGAGCGAGCGGCGGCGACCAGTGCCGACCCCTTGCCTTCCGCGATGTCCATGTAGAACTTGGTCTTGGGGTCGATCACGTCGCGCATCTTGTTGATGGTCGCGGTGGTGACCTTGCGCGCGGTCTTGCCGCCCGGCACCTTGGCAGGGGTTGCAGACAGCACGACCTGCATCATGTTGGTGACGTCGGACTTGGGCAGACCAGTGGCCTTGGACAGGAAGTCGGCGCCCTTGTCCATGTTGTTGGCGATGTAGGTGATGCCCTCCCGCAGCGCGTTCTCTTGGTAGCCTGGCGTCTCGGCAACGCCCGTCATGCGGCCAATCGGCTGCGCTACCGTACCCAGCACGCGCTCCTGACTAGCCGCCACGTCCTCGGCGGTCTGGCCGGTCAGATAGCCCGCCGCGCGCTGGAACGGGTACGCAATCATGGCGAGCGTGCCCGGCACGCCTTCCGCAATAATGTCGGCAGTCGAGGACGCGCCGCGCAGCACGCCGCGCCCGAAATCGGCGGCCTGCTCGCCAAGCGTCGGGGCAGCGGGGGTATCCAACGCAAACCCCGGCGGAAGCCCTGAGCTATCCGGTTCGTCAAGAATAAATCCCGACGGAAGTTTGTTTAGAGGGGCTGCCATTGACCATCCCTGTAAATAATACGTTCGCCGGTCTGCGGGTTGGTGGCTGTTGTACCTTCACTAATGCCGCCGTCAGCAACGCCTTGATCCGGCGCGTACTCAAACTGACCTGAATATTTCTTGAGTAGGCCGACAATTTGGGCGGCCGCCGCCTTTTTAACGCTAGCCGGCAAGTTGGGGTTCGCCAAGTCGCCAGCGGCGTCGCGGTAAGACTGCGTGTCCTTGTCGGACTGTGGCCCCTCAAAACGCGGAACTAACTTCAACACCAAATCGGCAATCGGTTTCATCTTGGCGTTGGCAATCGCGCCTTCCGTACCATAACCAACCAATGACGCAGCGGTATCTCTAATGAGGTTGCCAAAAAGACTACCTGTTGCCTGATCAAGCAGGCCATTCTCTGCGGCCGCCGCCTCAACTTCCTTGACCGCAAACGCAATGTCCTTGTTGCGCTTGTCTTCGGCCAAACGCTTCTTGACCTCTTCAGCAGTTCCCTTCGCGGCTTCCGCAGCCTGCTTTTCGCGCTCAAATTCAAGCCGCGCAGCGACGTCGGGCGACACACCGCCGCCTTCAGCTTCGGCCGCCAGCCTGGCCTCTTCTAGCGCCAAACGACGCTCATCCAGCGCCGCGCGGCGGCCAGCCGTCGCTTCCTGAAGGCGCATGTTGGCGGTGGGCTCAAGCTGGGCCAGCAACGCGCGGCCATAATCGTCCTGTAGCAGGGCGCTGCGGATCACGGCCTTGCGGCGGTTAACGTCGGGAATGCTACGCAACTTCGCTAACTGCGCGTCAGCCGCTTCGCCGAACTCTTCCGGCACCAGGCTGAACGCCGCGTCCAGACCGGCGTCGCTGGGGTCTTCAAAAGCTGCGGCGACCGCAGGCGACAACGCCTGAAGCGTTTGGGCTTGCATGGCTTCCTGCTCGGAAGCGGCATCCGCCTGCCGTTGCCGTTCGATCTGGTAGATGTTCTGCGCGCCCTGCGCGCGCTGCTGCATGAGCGCGTTCATATCCGGCATGGACACGTTAGCGAAGGCGTTGCTGACAATGCTTGGATCAATCGGCATAGTTCACCTTACTTTGGTCCGCCAAAAGTTGTGCTGGTGTATCGCGGTGAGTTCATCCCCGGCGTGATGGAACTCAGATAGTTAAGGTAGGGCTCATTGGCGTAATAGCTGCCGATGCCTTGGCCGGCTGAAGTGAACGCATTACCGATGGCGCCCCCCATACCCGCCGCCTGCGCGGCGCTAGCGTTGCCGCGCTGCGCGGCAATCTCGGCAAGTGCCGCGCCGGACGACCCGACATTGGCGGCCTGCCCCGCTGCGGCAGCCTGGCCGATGCCGGTCAGGTATGCGTATGGGTTCATGCGCGCCTCGCGCTGGGTGAGATAGCGGCTGAAAGCGTTCTCGTATTCGGAACTAGCGAGGTTCTGGCCGTACTGCTGGATGCCCTTGAGCGTGCCACCCGACTGAAGCAGACCGCGCGCCGCTGCCGACCGTTCCAAAGCCTTCATGCCTTCCGCCATGCGGAAATTGTACCCCGGATCAGCCTGGAACTCGGCCATGCCGAAATCTTTGTATGGGGCCATCTTCTGGTACTCGGCCAGCGCGTTTGTGCCCGCCTCGACGTAGGGCTTGGTAAGCGCCAATTGTTGCGCCAAGGCTTGTTTCTGCAACTTGGCGGCCTTCTTGGAGGCCTTCTTTTGCTCGTCGGCCGCTTTGTTGCCACCAAAAATGCTTGCGCCAGCGCCTATAATCGCAGAACCGGCGATTACACCTGATACTGGGTCGGGCATAACGAAAACTCCTTCAGGTAAACGTCCAGCGGTTCGCCGTACAAGTGCATGACCTTTACGGCGTCTTTCATAGCAGTTGCGTGGCCCTTCGTCAAAAGGACAACTAATAGCACCAAATCATAATACCCAGCGCGCCAGATGAAGGACCGGGCGTCCGCCTGACCGGCGCGTTCGGCGTCGTCCGACGCCTTCCACTTCATCACCAGCAGCGCCAGTCCGGTCTGCAAAGCCTGAAAATTGGCAATATAAAACGGATTGGCCGGCATAGTGACCAGCGACGTCCAGATCGCCGCGTCCAAATCAGGCCGGGGTATGGCGTCGCCGTCCGCCACGTCGTCCAGCATCTGGATCATGCGCCAGATGTCCATGAGCCAGCCTGCCGCTTCGGGCGGCAGATCCAAGTTCTCAAAGTGGACAATCAGGGATTGCGTTGCCTCGTCCACTACGTCACCTCACGGCCGGACACCCGGATGTTGATGGCGCTCGCCGTGCCCGCAAGGGTCGAGATAAACCCGGACGGTCGCAGCACATGCCCGACCAGTTCGGGGAAGGTGTACGTCTCCGAAGCCTGCAACGTCTTGGTCTTGACGATCAAATCGTTGTTACCCGCCGTGCCACCGCTCGTGACCAGGTTCACGCTGATCGTCGCGGCGGTCCCGCTGTAGTTGGTGGCGGTGAACTTGTCGATGATCGCCGTGACGCCTGTCGCGGTGTACACCGTGGACTGCGTGTTGTTGGCGGTCTGCGCCGGAACAAGGACTGTAACAGTGACGGTCACTTTGACCTCCTACGAACTGATATTGTCGGTGACGGTGAGGATGATGGACGGAATGGCGGGATGGACAGCAGACGCGGGGTCGGCTAACAGCGACACGGCCAAGTCCGACACCTCCCACATAAGTTCGAAATAGTCGCCCGCGTTCATGTCGAGCAGGAAGTTCCACGCAGCGACTTCCTCGGCGTTGTTGCCCTGAAGACGCAACGTCGTGGCCGAGTTTGCCACGTTTGTGCCGTTTTTGCGCAGCCAGATCCACGTGTTGTGCGTGCCACCAGCAGTGTTGACCAACTGCGCCGAGAACTGGATGTTGTAGACGTTGTGCGTGTCCACGTACACCCGCGACGTCGGCGACCCGAGGTAGACCCCCTGAGACAGGTCCGTCGAATTGAACGTCATGGCGTAGGCCGTGTTGATGACCGCTGCCGTCTGGTCCGTCGTGTCGTAGAACGACCCGTAGCGCAGCCGCTCAAGTTGCGGCGTGTCGGCCGGCCTTAAAGCCAGCGCCTGCACGTCGGTGGCAAGCTGGGCGTACTGCGACAGGAGCGCTGACGAACTCTCGGCGTTCAGGGACGCCTGCGCCAGCAGTGCCGACAGGTCGATGTCCTGCGCTGGCGGCCCTTTCTGGACGTCTTCCAAGGACACAACGCTGCCGCCCGTCTGGTTGAACAGGCTCAGCAGGAACAGATACCACTCACGCGCAATCAGCCCCGTGCGCGGGTCCGTCAGCGGGACGCGAGGCGGGGTGATGTTGGTGATGTTAGGCATTGGTCCGGCTCACCTGCAACTCGGCGCCCATGATGGCAATCTTGACCGGGTCGGTGCCGCTGATCTCGTAGACGCGGTCGCGCAACTTCATGGTCATGCCCAACCGTTGCCAGTAGGTGCGAAAGCCGTACTGACCGATTTTACCCATCTTGCGCCAGTGTTCGTTCGACCAGGTGTGGCCGCCGTCGTCCGACCAGCGCAGCATGACCTCCGGGTCGCTGCCCTGCCCGGTGACCAAGCCGACGCCGGTCTGGCAGTCCAACTGGAGCGCATGCTGTGCGGTACGCATCAGGTCGTTCTGTCCCGTCGGCAGGGCGCGCCACGACCGCAGCCAGCGCTGCGGGGCGCCGTTGTCGGTGTAGACGTCAAGGTCGTAGGCGTAGATGTTGCCGTTCTGGTAGTCGCCCACCAGCACTTGGTCTTGGTAGGAGATCTGCGCCGTCGGTCGCTGGCGCACCCACGACCCATTGCTCCAGCCCGCCCGCTCATGCCAAGCCCCCGTCGCGGCGTCATAGACCCACGTTTTGCCAGCAGTCGGGAACACCAGCACGTAGAAAGAGTGGCCATCCTGCTGGTAGGTGTAGCCGATGGCGTCGGTGAGCGTGCTGTACTGCTGGATCTGCCACTCGATAGCGTGGGTCGAGATGCGCTGGCCTTGGTAACCATTGGCGGCGTAGACGATACCACGGCCACGGTCGTCTTTGCCCAGCCAGTAGACCTGGTTGTTCATCTTGGCGGTGCTGTACCGCGCCGCGCAGCCTAGTTCGTTGAACGCGCCCTGAATGCGGACCAGCGGGAAATCCGACAGCCCGGCGTTGTACCAGACTTCCGTCGAGTTTTCACCAAACAGCCAGACCTCGCGGTGATCGACGATCATGCTGACAATGTTGTCAGGGTCGCCTTCTGCGCTGACAAAGTCCAGCGGGTCGATGCTGGTGCCGTCCAGCAACGCCGTCACCCAGATACGCTGGCTGTTGGGTTCGATGAACACGAAATAGCCGTCCAGATAGTCCACAAGCGACGCGCCGGGAAAGTCCGGGTCAGTGATCTGCGCAAAGACGCCCGTGCTGGTGTTGTAGATGTAACCGTCTGGGCTGGCCGCAATCATGATCTGCGTGCCGTTGTCGGCCATGCTGACCGGGCCGGTGCCGCTGACTGTGCCCTTGGCGGTTGCCACCCAAGAGGAGGTGATCTGGTAGAAGGTGTCGCCCGACACGACGTACAGGTAGACGCTGTGCCACCACATGCCGCGAATGGGGCCGGTGCCGACGTTGACCTTCAAGTTCAGCCCCGGACAGCGCTGGAGAAACGCAGGTTCCTTGCCTGCTTCCGGCACCATCTCCGGGAACAGGTTGATCATCTGGCTGTCGGCCGCGTTGACGCTGCGGGCGACATACGCGGATCCTAGTATCGGTGTTTTCATCAATAGTTACCGGCAAACACGTTGAACCTTTGGCGCGTCGCAACAAGGCTGTAGGGCAGCGCCATGATGTCGTCGGGGTTGTTGATGCGCTTCAGGTTGCGCTTGGACGTCATGGCGATGCGCTGCACCTGCCGGGACGGTTCCACGCCAAACTCCGGGGCCAATTCGCAGGCCAAATTGTACCGGAACGCGCGCAGGTAACCGGGTGGGAAAGCCAGAGTAGTTGCAAGATTAGCCGGTTGCGTTAACTCCTGCACCGACACGATGTGGAACTCAAGAACCTTCGTCGGCACCGGGTAGACGTACATTTCGATGTTCGGGTACGTCATGTTGACCCACATCACCTGCGGATAGGTGCTGGTCACGGTCTTGACGGCGATGCCGTTGTATTGCTGCTGGTTGATCAGCTTGAGGCCAAACGAGATGCCGCTTGACGGGTCGCGGAAATAGGAAGCGTCGTCCACCAGAACGGGGCGTAGGGCGACGATGTCGCCTGTCGGCCCCATAGTGCGCGAGCGCGACCCTGGCGGCCACGTAACAACTTGATCTTGGGTTGAGAAAACTGCCAGACGTTCGGTATTCCAACTGTCGATCATCTGGTTCATGGCGTTCAGCGCGTCTTGGGCGGTTTCGGAGGAAGGGACTTCGCCTTCCGCCAACTGACCAATGAGCCGCAAGGAACCGTAAATGATGTCGGCAGTTGTCGTCATGCTAGTCGTCCTTCCGGGGGCGGCCGCGACGGCGCGGAGCCTCGGCCATCACGTTAGCTTCAGCCGTCAATTCTGGCAAGTCGTCGGCCGGGGCTTCAGCGACCATTTCGTCCGGGTCGAAACGCACCCAGCCGTTCTGTTCGTCGTACTGCGCTTCCAGTTCCATCGTGGCAATCTTGATGCCATGACGGTAGTGCATCAGGTAAATTTCAGCCATGGTTTTCCCTTGTGAAGAACAGGCGGTCCGAAAACCGCCTGTTTAATTACGCGATGAGGCTCAGCGCCTGAAGCCGACTTTCAAGCTGCGCAACGCGCGTCTGAAGGTTGGCGATGACGGCCAGCACCGAATTGCCTTCGTCCTTGGTCACAAAGCCAAAAGGCGTCGTGGAGGTCAAGTCCTGAATGGCGTAATCCGGCGTACCGGGAGCCGTCGAGGTGATCGACGTCAACTGCGTCGTCAGGGCTGCACCCTTGGCCGAGTAGACCGGGTTAACGATGGTGGCGCCGTCGAGGTACGGGTCCTCGTAGGCAACACCAACAGGCTTCGTATTGGGCATGTTGTTCTCCTTGATGAGTTAGACCCCCGCCGAAGCGGGGGTCGTGTTACTTACGAGATCGCGTACAGTGCCCAAGAGCTGTCGCCCAGACGACGGGCGCGGAAGCTGCGCACCGTACCGGCCGTGGCCGCGACGGTCATCAGACCCTGAGAACCGCTTGAGCCAATGGTCCAGCCGGTGTTGGTCGTCATGGTGATGACGCCAGAGCCGGTGACATTGATCACGCGGAAGTCGAAGGTCGAGCCGACCTTGGAGTTGGTCAACACCGCGTCAAGGTCCGAGGCCAGCGGCAGCGTGTACGCCGCCGTGGTCGTCGGGGAGCCGAGGATGATGCCGTTGATCAACTGAGCCGAAGTCAGCGTCGCGCTGTCTACGGCAGTTGCGGGGGCCGCAGCGACGGAGATCTTAACTTCGTTAAGATTGCCGTCGTTGAACTGATAACCGCCGCCTACGCTAGGAATAGCCATTGTCGTATTCTCCTATCTTTAACCTGTTAACCCCAGAGACGGCAAGCCATCGGGGCGCGGATGACCGAGTAGCCATACAGCACGTCAATACGGCACGGCAGGCGGTCATTGTTGATGTCGTACTGGCGCACAATTCGCATCGAGATGCCATTGTGAACCTGGCGAGAAGCCATATCGACACCCTGCGGCAGAAGAAGATCGGCCGTGGCAAACGAGATAGCGTCCTTGTGGTAGATCAGGTTTTGCGGGTAGATCGTCGAGGCAGCGCCGACGAACGTCACGGCAGCGAGGTTCTGCGGGAAGCTGTTGACCGTGGCCAGAGCGTTCGCAGGGGTGTAGATCGCCGGGCTGATGCTGACGTCCGTGAACTTGCTGGCAGCAGCGGTGTTAGCCGCAGTGACAACAAACTGTTGGAGCGAGCCAGTCGACTGACGGGTCTGCGGGTTGACCGCGTACACGTTGGCAATCGTGAAGACGTCGCCGACAGTGAGGGTGTTACCCGTGGTGCCGTTCAACGTGATCTTCGACGTGCCTTCAACCGACATCGTGCCGTCCACCGTGATGGTGCCGGTACGGCTGCCCGTGGTGTGCTGCTGGATCGACTGCGACATGTTGATCTCTTCGTAGCCGAGAACACCTTCGCCCATCATGCCGTTCTTGAACTGGCGGGAGATCGTGTCAACGGGGTTGAAGAGGCCCTTCATGCCTTCGACGAGGCCAGCGTTGGCGGCCGGGTTCACGGTCGCGTAGCGGCTCGGCATCATGGCGGCGAACTCGTTCAGCTTCTGCTGGCCCTGAAGCAGGACGAGCGAAGTGGCCGGGGTCGTGCCGGGGGTGCCGACGGAGGAGTAGATGCCCTTGTAGGCGCTGGCAACGTCAGCATCGATGGACGATGCAAGCTGCGAAATACGCGGCTTCAGAACACGATCCGCGAAATCGTCAAGCTGCATGGTCAGTTCGGCCGACGTGAAGTTCACGCCGATGTGCTTCTGGTTGTTGACAGAGAGCGTGGTGAACTGCTCGTTGTCGTCCTGAACCTGAAGGGCTGCACCGTCGGTGACCAGAGCGCGGTCGGGCAGACGGATGCGGAGGGTCGAACCGATCTTGGCGCCTTCGACAGCAAAGCTGTCGTCGTACTGACGGTTCACGTTGCGGGTGATCACCAGGTTGTTCTCAAGGATTTCGAGGGCCTTGCGGGTGATCATGTCGATGGTAAGAAGGCTATTAGCCATGATGTCTATGTCCTATGGACTAACGTCTGCGGTTAGCCTCGTACTTCTTGATCTGGCGCAGCCGTTCCGCTTCGATCCAATCCGACGTTGACATGGCCTTTACAGACCGTGGGTCGGTGGTGTCGTATGCAGGCGCACCAGAGGTGCGGGCCGTGACCGGA